GGAGCCTGCGGTTGTAGCATCTACCGTGTTTGTAATGTTACAGTAAATTGTTCTTTCTGCTGAAGTATATTGAACAGAAGCCGGGGCCGTAGTTGCATCCTGAGTTTGAAGAACCAAAGACGTAGTGGTTACGTTACCCACAACAACCGTGGTGCCACCATCTAGGATTTCGTCGGTCTGGGCTGCAACAATCTGAGCCCCAGAACTAGAAGTTCCAACTTCGTAGCCAATATCACCCGTTCCAATAACAGGAGATGTAACACAAAAGATTTTAATATCAGTGATAATGGTGTTTGCAGGTTGCGTGAATTCACCAATATTGTCGCTATCACCAGCCGTGGTGTTAACGGTAACGCCGGTAGCAAAACCAACGTGCTTGACGTACTTGTCAGTAACAATACCAGTTGAGGCAACATCAAAAACGTTTGTTTCTGCACCTGTCGTGGCATTAACATTAATTACTTCAAAACCGTTTTCTGAACGGACGGGACCGTTAAAAGTGGTGTTACCCATCTAAATAACTCCTTACGAGAGATTGGCCCTAGAGTCTTCGTAAGCGTCTGCTGGGACAGTCGCTAGGGCTATGATTCCCAGAAAGTATGGGGGAGGTTGCCCTCCCCCATGTTTTTACGCGCCTTTAGATCCGTACACGCAACGAGGATCAGAGAAACCGAAGCTGTAACGCTCACGGGCTTTGAACCGTACATTGCCAGTATCGAAATCGCCTTCCATCTTTGTGGACATGGGCATACGCTCAAAGTGAACGAAACCACGAGGAGCATCCGTCTTGATGAAGAACGCATCCGTATCCGTCAGATAGTGGTTAACAACGTAACCCTGCGGCAACATACCCATGTTACGCATTGCGTTAACATCGTTGTCCGCAGAACCTGGGCGAAGAGTGGACTCAAGCAGACGATCCGCGACGAACTGAAGATTCGGCGGGATAATCAGCTTTTGACCACGAACCGATACTTTAAGACCACGCTCATCGACAAAAGCTGCAATGTCAATAAGAGCATTCTCAAGGCTGGTTTCGTTCAGGTCAGCATCAGTGCTGGGCTCGTTGCGAAGCGTGCCGTTGTTTACCAATGGGTGGTCAGTAGCGCAAAGCTCCTTACCATCACCACCAGTAAAATTGCTATCAAAAGCATTGTTCAACGTAGCCGCAGCTTTCACCTGTTTGGTGTTAGCCATGCTACGAGCCAAAGCTTTCGTATAGCGAGAGGCAAGGCGGTCATAAAGATTATCTTCAATCGCTTCTTCCGTAATGGAGAAAGCGAGAGCGATAGTCTCATGCGTATACCGTGCCGTGTACGCTTCTTGTGCATCGTCAAAAGAAACAGCGGAACCTTCCTGTTTTACGGGCGCAGACCCAAAACCAGAAAGCATCACTTCTTCTTCGAAAGCACGCTCCGAAGATTCAGTGTCATAGATTTCCGCAGATTCGTCTTCGTACCGGGCATACTCAAGGCCGAAAAGGGCGTTGAGACCGGGCTCTAGCTCTTTAGCTAGTTGGGCTCTACTGATAGCCATTTTCTAATCCTCCTATACGCCAGTAGTTGACGGAGTACCAGCTACGATAGCACCGTTGTTACTGTTAAAGTGATTGTTCAGACGTACAACCATGCCAATGCCTGCTGCCGCAAAGTCAGCATTCTCAGGGTCATCTACCCAACCCATGATCCGCATGTGAAGAGCGGCTGTCGTGGCAATCGTGCTTACGGCCAAGCGGCCAAGCGAGACGCCAGTAGCATCCGTTCCAGTAGTTGCGGTTGAGAAGTTAGCGTTAGCAAAAACTGCGGCACGAGCCCCAGCTTCGTTGGTCAATGTGGCATCCGATGCAATTACATAAAGTTGCATTGGATCATCACTGACAATCGCCTTTACGGGGTGATTGCTATCAGCCCCAGATCCCGGCCAGTAGTTACTGAACACAGGTTTTCCAGTGGTGCTAGAAACGTACTCGCATCCCTGAAACACACCAAGCAAACCAACCGATCCACCAGCGGCGGCACCCACAACGTCAATAAACCCTGTTGAAAGGGGAATGACAGGTGTTCCGTGGTAAATCTTATTGGTATTGCCATTGGCAATTTCATAGAACGTGTAGTTATTAGTACCAGTGGAGTTAGCGGCACTACCCTGCTTCATCAGAGGGCGTAGACCAAAGCTTCCATTACTGTTAGCCATTTTCTATCTCCTAGTCCTCGTTTTGAGGACCTCCAAAAGTTACACGAGATTGCCTCTCAGGGTTACTGATAGGCATTGCCGGATGTTGCTCACGAGCTAACTCGTTATCAACAGCCGCCATTTGATTGCGGGTCATATCACGAAAATGTTTATCTCGCTGTTCCACAATCTCTACAGGAATCCTTGCAAGCAGAAGACCTCCTACACCTATAACACCAGCGTGTTTACCGTCATCAACAGTAGGGGCTTCAAAGTCAGGATATTCATCACCACGAACCAGTTCCCATCCCTCTCGAGATCTCGCTGATACGTTTTTACGGTCATCAAAACCCATAACTTCTGCCCGGACCCATCGATGCTTGTACCCATCTGGGGCGGGTGGTGCGTCCAACATGGACGGTGGCTTCCAAGGTTCATTGCGTGCTTGCCTTGCACGAGTTTGGTTGGCTCTCGGCGTTCTCGTAGACTTTTGGCGAGTTGTGTTCTCAGTAGTCATGATTAATCCCTCACATATTTAGCGTATTCTTCAAGCGGTACATTCAACCTCTTTGCAATAGCAACTTGAGAAGGCGTTAATCGCACAGTTTTTCGTCCACTTCTATTGCGGGATGCAGAGGCCTCGGCTGACGCAACCTTCCGGCTTCCCCCGTTACTTTTAGACTTAGCATCAAATTTCTGAGGAAACTCTGCTCTAAGCCTATTGTCTAATTCAGCATAGTAGTCATCTGAAGTTGGGTCAAATCCTTCATCTTCGACCAGACGCCTATGAATGCCAAAAGCACCATATGTCATAACTTCATCTTGGCCAAACCAGTCATTTTTTTGAGCCCATGCTTCGGCTTTGGGGTCAGGAGGAGGAGCGGGAGCAGCTGGGGCGGCTTGCGGTTGAGGCGCAGTTTCTTCCTTAGTCTGCACTTCTTCCTTTTCGGCCCTAACAGCTTTCAAGGTTCCCTTCTCAACAGTCAAATCAGCTAAAGCCGCTTGAGCATCAACAATCTTATCAACATCGCCCGTCTCATGAGCTTGTCTCAAAATCTCTTTTGCTGACTCAATTTGATTAGAGACCCTAGTCTCAAACTGTTCTTGATAGCCCTTGTCCAAAGACTGAATGCGCTCCTTCAAGCCTTCATTCTCTTTGCGGACATTCTCAGCATACTCAATAGCAGTTTGTTTCTGCCGTTCTTCCTCACGGAAACGTTTGGTCAAATTGTTAATTCTACTTTTGACCCCAGAACTATAATCATCAAGTTCCTCTTCGGAAGCTTGAACTTTTTCTTCAGACTCTTCTTTGGGCTCTTCGGAATCTTCAGATAAGTCTACACTTACTGACTTTTCTTCCTCATCACCTATGTCGATCTTAGACTCTTCAGGCATGGTTTTTCTCCATGGTCTCTTTCTTCTTTCTATACATGCTTAATGTCATCCGGTTCGAGGATTGTAGCAATGACCTCATCATCATTGATGATCCGTACTTCGCCGCCATCGATTTTAAATCGAGCGCCGGCATATCGGCCAATGCAAACCCAATCACCTTCAGCACACCAAGGTTGCCCCTCTGGGCCAAATTTACCGGGGTCTTGGTACGCAAGAGGACCAACCCTCAAGACATACGCAACCACGGTAGCGAGTGCTTCTCTATCACGAACAGCATCAGGAATATGTATGCCACCGTCTGTGGTGGCCTTCCCCATGTAAGGCATGACAAGAAGACGCCAGCCTGTTGGCTGGGGGAGTCTTTCTTTTAAGTTTTTGGAAACGAGAGATGGATCAAGAACTTTATCGTTCTTGTCTATGTAAGCTTTAGCTACAGTTGCATCTTTCTTTTGCGAATCCAGAACATGATCTGGAACGTAGAGAGTTTTAGACATCAGTCCTCCGATGATTGCAAGAGATCCCTTATCTCTTGTTCTGCAAACTCCAATCCCTTCAGTTCTCCGATTAGCAGCTTATAAGACTCCATGTCTTTAGGACTGCCGTGAAGGATAGAATCTTGCGTTAGTTCTATGCGACCCTGTATAGCCTTTAATACGGCATATGCAAAGGTCGTTGGATCGGCCATTAAAAAATACCTGAGAATTTTTTACCTTTGACGGCGCCACCAGCAGCGTACTTAATGGGGCCGCGCTTCTTCTCTTTCATCGCACCACCAACCATGTAGCCTAAATCTTCGGGCATCGTTGCGGTGCCACCATCAGCACGTTTAGTCATGAACCTCCGTGCTTTAGGAGCATCTCTACCGTAATCTTCGAGTAGCTGTTCATCCTCCTCCTCTTCAAGTAACTGTTCCATGGCTTTATCGGCAAGCGTATTCATAGCTTGGTTTCTAAGATAATCTGTGGATCTACCTTTATCTTCCGCAAATTCCATATCTTGTTTATAATCTTCGGTAATTTTATTTCGATCTTCCTGCTGTCGTTTCTTTAACATTCTTTTGTAAGTCGATGAAGTAGTCATTAGAAAGTTCCTTTTCCACCGTTGTCATTATACCTAAAAGCTCTCGCCGCTCCACCTTCGGCCATTCCCATGACTTCTTTTCTCAGGGCTCTCTGACCTTCGTTCAAACCACCTTCGGCCATCTCCACATCATTCATTTGTTTGGCTTTGTTCATAAGACCCTTGGCCTCCGATTTAGGGATGTCCATTTGTTCAGACATCTGGTTTACCATTCTACTTTTAGCCATCAGAAAATCCTCACTTTAACAGCGCCACCTGTGTACCGCTTTACAGATTTAACTCTTCTAGGCTTCCCTGCCGGTTGTCCTAGCCTTTTCTTTTGTGAAATCCTAGACCTTTTTTCGGAGGATGTTAACTCACTTGATGTCTTTGGTGTCTTTTTCGACACACGTTTACTAGGTCTACAGTAAGGTGTTCCTCGCTTCTCACCCTTTTTTCTGCCACAGGGTTTTCCCGTTCTAACATCCACCCAGTCTTCCTTAAACCAACGTTTAAGTGCCGCGCCCTTCGCTGTCTTACGAACAGCCATCAGAAAACCTTGACCTGTCGGCCACTGTGACGCGACATGACAGCACCACAACCGTTGGTCTTGACCGTGCCGCCTACAGCTCTTTTGGTTTTGTTGCCCCAATTGCTGGCGCCTACCTTACGGCATTTAGCAATCGCTCCAGAAGCATAGGCCGAAGGAAATACCTTGTACCTTGCTTTGACTTTCTTATAACAAGCGTCTTTTGCCATTAGCACTTCCACCTTCTACGAGCCTGCCGAATACGAGAATTTGGATCATTTCTTGTTTTTGCAGAACTACGTTTCAACTGTCCGGCAGATCTAGCGCAATAACTCTTCCTACGCTTCGCCGCTGCGCTTCCTTTCTTCACCTTACCCGTTACAGCCGTCTTGAGCTTGGAACCAGGGTTGGCTTTACGGTACGCCGCAACACCCTTCTTAGTCATCCCGGCACCACTCTTGGTGGGGCGGTAATTTGCACCTTTGCCCCTTGTAGTGCGACTAATTGGTTTTTCTCGTTTTCTAGCCATATTGTTTCACGTGAAACATTACTTCTTGTTGTACAAATTATCAAAAGTCACCGAAGGGTCCATGTAACTGTCGTCAGATTCCGCGTTATGCATCCATTGACTTGGTTTAAAATCAGGGGCTCCTTCACCTGTTTCCCACAAAGCGGGACTTGTTGTCCTAACTCGGTTGTTGGGTAATGCAATTATGTTACCTGTCCATTTTCCAGCGTCTGTAAGTTCAATCACATGACTTTGTTTATGCTGGGCGGGGTCATCCGAAATAGAAGACTCCGTGTAATCAACCGTAAACATATATTTACCCGTATAAAACTCACCATCAATCTTACAAAGCCAAGGGCTAGAACTTGTTCTATCGTACACTATCACAGAATGATTTCTAGAACTACAGTCCCACGGTTGGGCATGATGGGTCACCATTCTTTCTGGCCACTCCTCAAGTGGCGTATCTGCCACGAGGGCCGTGATAGGCATTCTAGCCCACATGGCACCCCCGTGGATGTTCTCCTCATCCGAATCGTCACTTTCACAGCCTGTAAAAATAACTTGAAAGCTTAAAGAACGATCTGGAATCGTATTGACAGCTATAACCATGGCATGGAGAAACTCTCCATGATACTTCTCGTGGTTATGCGTGAACTCTCTTCGCACCCAGCAATGAAAATGCGGGATGTTGCTTTGCAAATATGGCATTACTTACGTTTGGCACCACCACGAGCAAAACCTTTTTTCTTCATACCACCACGAGCGTAACCTTTTTTCTTCATACCCATGCCGCCGCCCATCATCTTCTTGCGAGTGCCGGCTTTTTTCTTTTTCATAGCCACTTTTTTTCTCCTAGTACCAGTTAACTGTTTAGGCATTTGAGAACGAGACATAGTCATCAAAATACCCTCGTATTTTTAGCCATACCACCATCGTTTAACAACATACTCGTGTACTGATCTATGGTATTCGCCTTGTTCCTCTTTTTTAAAGAAGCACGCATGGCTTTTTGCATGGCCTTATCAATAGAGCGCACATCAGGATTGCCAACTCTAGGCGCACCTCTGCTAGTCAAATGAATCTTACCAATACCTCTACCGCGTCTGCGGGTAGGGATCGTTGGTTTTGTTTTACGACTCAAAACTAATTCCTTTGCTGTCTATCTTGTTGTTCCATACGCTCTCTATTCACTTCTGCACGTAAGAGCGCAATATCTTCTTGCGAGTCCATCTTCTCTCGGACAAGCTCCTGACGATTCTCCTCTTTCTCCTTGTCAAACAGATGCTGTAAAGCAAACTCCTCAGACTTACGCTGTACGTCAGTGGCTTTGATATCAAGTTCTTTAGCACGAAGTTCTACGAGAGGATCTACTTGTCCCTCCGGTGGCGGCATAAATGCGGCCATGACTTCTTGAGTATAGGTGGCTATCAATTCAGCAACCCTCGCCTCGGCATCCACCTGTGGCGGCTGTTGGCCCATTTGCATAGCCTGCTCCATAGCCATTCTCATTTCAGCGTCTGCAACGCCTCGAGCCTTCAGTGCAATATGCTCACATATATGCGCTTGAAGTAAACCAAACACAGGAGGTGATGAGGCTACAATAGGAGTCTGCATAAACACAACGTGAGAGGCTATGTGAGAATCATGATCCTGTGTCGGGAACGCTTGCAATGTCTCTTGTATGATTGCCTTGGCGTTCTCAATAGCTGGGTCGGTAGGTTGCGGTGGCTGTGGCGTTGGTAACAAAGCCTCTATATTGTCAACTCCTATCGCTTCGTAAATGCGACGATACGCCTCGTGCAAGTTGTGCATCTGAGGATTGCTTTGAGCCAATTCCAATTGTGTCTGTGCCAAGGCTAAACGTTGAGACATGGAGAAGATGTTTGGATCAGATACAGGTATGACATCTACCCTTTCATCAAAGTCAGCCTGCTTAATTGTCGCTTCTCCTCCATAGACATTATACGGGTACATTGGAGGGAGTGATTCAGCGAACACACGACCTAGCATCCTAAACTCTTGTTTTTGTGCATAATGCAGTCTTTTGTGTATGGCTGACATCACCTTTGATCCGCGCTCCAAAAGAGCAACGGTTGTTCCTACCGCAGCTTGTTGATTGCCGTCTCCCACTTGCATATCAGCTATAGAAGCAAACCTACGGCCAGCATCTACAACAAATCCCAAAAGACCCATCAGCGTCTGGCTTGGTTCCTTGTAGGGAAGCGGCAAGATGCTTTCTCGCAAAGCACCGCCGGGGACATCAATATCGCGAAACTCACCAGGAGACAGAGGCTCATCAGCGTCACGAATCCTAATACCACGAGCTTTAAAGCCAGCGGGAAGATTAGCAAGTGTTCCAGCATCGATCAGTTGCCTCAAAATAGAAGTTGCGGAACGGCCTAAACCACCAATCATGTGCAGTAGTCCAAACCCATAAAAACCTAAACCGGGTAAAAACTTATAATGTGCAAAGTACTGTATTTTCCTGTAATACTCGTCACCCTCGCGCCAGTTCCTACGAACAGAAAGAACCTTCGAACTTCCTTCATCTATTGTCACGATGTAAGGAAGCTTAATGCCTGTCTCTTCTCCGTCTATAGGATTGGTGTGTTCAAAACCCGGTAAATCCAGATCCGTGTGAACCTCGAGGATAGTGCAGTCTTGATCGTCAGCGCCTGTCTTTTCAACGCCCATCAAGCTACGTTCTTTCTCCTTCAGTTCATCGTCGGAGTCATACGCCGTAAGTTCAATATCACGATAGAACCCAGCCGCCTGAAACTTCCGTACATCATTCGTGTTCATGCGAATGACATGCGTGATACGGGAAGCAGAACTTAAATCGGTGGCGTTGTACGGAACGAGAAGATCATCAGCCGGCACAAATCGAGACACGGCCCTGTCAAGAATGTCATCATAGTAAATCTTCTTGAAGGCACTTCCAGCTAACGGGAGATAGAACAACAAACGATCCATCTCCGGATCATACTCATCCATTATGTGAGTTATCTGGTAGTTCATAAATTCTTGAACACGTTGAGCCTGCATCTCAACATCAGGAGTCGCTGCACCAACAACCTGAGTTCGAACGGGACCAGAACTAGGAAGGAGTTCTCTGTAAGCCTGCGCCTGAAACTGCGTAACAGCCTCGGCTATAATCGGGTGGGTCACGCCACTGGAACCTCGGAAGGGCTCCTCACGTGTTTCATATTTGACGCCCAAAAGATCTAGACCATCCGTGTAGGTATCTTCCCACTCCTGACGGCCACTCTTGTCGTCTTCGTAATACCCAACGAGTTCTGAGGAAATATCCATCAGAACCCTCTCATCCATGATCTCGGCTAGATTAGCATCAGGCTCTGTCTGAAGTTCTTCCGTGATCATCTCATCAAAGTTAAGAACAACAGACCCATCCTCGTCTTCCATCATATCGGTGGGTTCTTCAATCTCCTCAACCTCAATCTCTTCTTCACTACCGCCTAACGGCATACCTTGAGAGGGCATGGACGTATCTATTAGTGAGATGGGTTCTTTTGCCATTATTTAGTAACCCCTTTAAATTTTTCGAAGGTCCTGAGACCTCCCAATCCCAACATCCCCATCAAAACGGGCATCATTTCACTCATGTCCATGGCAGGGAGGTCCACAAGAAGTCCCGCTTGGGCCAGACCAAAATGCAATATCGGCGTGACCACATAGGACCAAGCCAAGGCCACCCCACATGACCAACCGATGAACGGGCGCCAACCACTTACCCAGATAGAACGGTGGGCCGCTTCCGTTTTATTTATTTCCAACTGCGCTACGTCAATCTTAGCAAGATGAGTCGCAAGCTGTTGCTCTAACTGTCTCTCCGCTTTCGCACGTGCTTCTTTGTCTTCAGGCAAAAACCGCCCAATAACATCTGTGACTGCGGGTAGTATACTAGGTAGTAAAGCTTGTATCATAATTTTTACCTAAAGATAACCGTCGATGCCGGACCAATCATCATCTCCTGATAATGTTCCACCATCACCATCACCGCCCTCATCTGGTGCGCCCATGCCTCCAAAAGGTGAACTCTCTCCATAAACGTCTGCTGCATCAGTGTAACCAGGAGTACCAAAAATCCCTACCCCCGGAGCAGCAAAGGGCGAACCTAACGATGCTACTCCCACAGGACTAGGAGGTGGGAGACCCCTTGTTACGGCAGGAGCTATTGGTTGACTCTGCACAGGACTGGGAGGTGGCAAACCTCCTGTAGTGGTTGGTGGTTGAGCAGTCTCTTCTCCTAGTAATTTTTGAAGAGTCCCTGGATCAATATAATTTCTCGCATAATCTTGTAAGACAGCATTCCTTTGCGAAGGAGACAGGTTAGGTTGGGCTGACCCCAAACCACCCATAACTTCACCTAATTCTTTTGCCGCAAGCTCTTCCTCAGTCGGAAAAAGGTAGCTGCCAAAAGGAAGAAGGTCTCTCATTTTTCCTGAAATAAGTGCTTTGCCAACATTTGTTAATATGCCAATCGGAGTTGATGATTTTGCAAATCTACCAAGGCCACCCGCTAGGTCCACTACACTCAAAGCACCTGTGGCAACGGTGGCGGGATTGTTTTTAGCAAAATCAAGTATCCCTTCTGGAGTCAAGCTGAAGGAATCGGGCAACGCCTGTGCAATTCCTCTTTCTAAATCTGATATACCGTTAGCCATTTAAAAATACTTTCAAAAGGTATTGACTTTTATAGCATCATGATTGTTTCGGGACAACGGGGGGATGCGAACCATTATGCATACTCAATTGACGCTCCATATCACGCCTCAACTCTTTAATCGCAGACTGCATCTCAGAGGTCTCTCGATTATGCGTGGCAAGCGCAGACACACTATTTATTTCGGCTAATGTTTTTACTCTTGAGGATATAACCTCATGTCCGCTTTCAAGTGCGTCAATACGTTTATCGATCTCACGAAGTCTTTTCTCCACGTCCCCCATGGCATCAAGTATGGACCTGATTTGCATCTTGCCCACGGCGGCAGCTCCAGCGACACTAAAAAGTATGCCGCCTAGCGTCACGATCAAACGTATGTCAATCGCGCCTTCCATTTTAAACCTTATTGTGCCAGATGAAGGCTATCATCCCAGCTATAAACAATATAACAAAGATGACCTTGCCTGTTTCAATCAAAACTTTCTGCCAGAAAGTCCTACCTTGTAATTTAGCCTCGGCACGCTCTTCAGCCTCCCTTTTCAGACGTTTTTTTCGTTCTACCTTCGCCTGCTCTTGGGCCTCAAGTATCTCCCCCCACGTTCCAGGACCAAAACGCTTATCGATTTGAAGTGATAGCTTACGAATGTCTTCTTCTTGCTGTTTTTCTGCTAATTTTGCCGCTGCTACATTGGCCAAGGACGTTTCGTCGTTGTCATCGCTTTTAAGAGTAAGTTTAACGAACTTAGCCCACTTATTTTTGGGTAATTTGTTCTTTTCGGCCTCTTTTATGCGTTTTTTAGCCGCACCATGGGTCCTAAACAGCGTATCTATGTGACCAGCTATGGCGCCCACGTCATCAGCGGACTCCAAAGCACTCCTAACGCCACTTATGGCTGATTTTACAGCGGCAAATCCACCCGTAACAGCCGCAAGCGTCAAAGGATCCATTTTCTTACCCTATCAACTACATTTACAAAGAGTGATAAAGGTCAACACAGTCTATAACGAACCCTTTGGACTCCTTATATTCCGATTGTATCAATCTTTTAGCCTTCTGCTCGTTGTCAGCCTCTACATCAAAGTAATGAACATCTTCCCAAGCGGCTTCTTCCTCACCAACATCCTCACCAGAGCGCACTTTGTCTCTAATAAATCTGTTGTAGATGCCAATTTGATATATAGGCATACAAAAACCTTATAGGAGTCCCTTCTCTTTCAAAACAAAGGCTCCTACCCCTACAATGATACCCAACAGAACCACCAAAGAACTGTCGGCAAGGATTCCTATACCTACAGCACCAATACCAATCGCCGCATACGTCGATGGTTCACGCATACGCTCTTGAACCCATTTCGGAATGGATTTTTGCATGGAAATCTCCTAATAATATTGTCTCGCTTGCGGACGAAAAACAGGTTCGTCCTCTTCTTCGTCGCTGTCAAGTCGAAGGAACCCACCTTTACGGTATCTAATGAGTGCCATCGACATACTATCACAAAAGTCATCGTGTTCGCCATTAGGAAATGCAGCACATTCCTCGATGACTTCCTCCGAAAACTTCTTTTCAGGCGCCCAAACCTTCCCAGACTCAAAAATCGGCGCCACCATATGCATCCTCGTGTGCTTATCACGGCCCTTGGACGGTGTATAATTGACAACAGGTATCCCCATCGTCCTCAACTCGTCCGTGAGCGGTGTACCACTGGCCTTGGCCTCAATCAAAACCATGTCGGGCTCCCAATATTTGTACTCCTCCATGGCATTCGACTTCAGTTCCGGGAAATCCCAGCGCCCACGCTTCGCATCCATAAGAATTATGTTGTCCGGACCACCCTCACTCGGCTGAAATACACCCCACGTGGTAATAGCAGAGTAGTCTGCCGTCTCCTTCTTACTAAACGCCGTGTCATAACTCTGCATAATGTAGCTCACAGGAGGTATGGAATCCTTCTCCCACTTGTTCCACCACTCCTTCTTTATAATCGCACCCTCTTCAGCCGTAGGATTCTGCTGCCACTGTGCATTCCACTTGCCCACGGACAATGAAGCCTTGACCTTTAACAACTCCTCCTTCTTCCAGAACTCTGGCCATAGAACATTGTCACTTGGAAGTATCGCTGGAAACTCAACCACGTCCCATTGATCAGCCATCACGTCAGACGCCTGCGCCTTAATCAGCTTGCCCGTCAAATCTTTCAACGACCACCGCGTCATAACCACAACTATCGAACCACCAGGCTGTAACCGCTGACGAGGACCAGACGTATACCACTCATACGCATGTTCCATCGCCGTATCAGACAACGCATCCTGTTCAGAATGAGGATCGTCAATGATCAACAAATCCGCACCACGGCCCGTGATGGCTCCACCTACACCAGCCGCAAAATATTCACCCCCCTGCCCGGTCTCCCAACGACCAGCAGCTTTCGAATCCGCACGCAAATCAACGTCAGGAAAAATCTCCTTGTATATCTCCAGCTCCATAAGGTTCCTTACCTTACGACCAAACCGTACCGCCAACTCAGCCGTGTGAGTCGTCTGGATAATCTTCAACTCAGGATTCTTGCCTATCAACCACGCCGGCAATAAATACGAGGCAAACTCAGACTTCGTATGACGAGGGGGCATGTTGACAATGATCCGTGAACCGGGGTTCATGGACAACTTCTCAAACTGACGTGCAACCTGCTTATGATGGGTCCCCTCTATAAAACCCTCATACACATGCTTCACAAACGCCATGAAATCATTCTGTGCAACTTCCCTGATCGATAATGTCCGCTTGGCCTGCTCCAAAGCCAAGATTTCACGCATTACCTCATCTGTCGCATTTAACACTTTTTTACTCCAGATATTTTCCAGAAACTATATAATATAGAAACAAATGTAAGGGAACCACGCAAATGGGAGACGTTGTAAATCTGGGACCACCGCCCGGGGGGCCCCAAGAACTCGAATGCCTGAGATGTGCAAGTAATTCTTTCTTCATCTTTGCAGACGCTGTCGTTACATGCACAGAGTGTAACTACATCATGGAACTAAAGAATCTCGGACCACTGATCATGGTTCCTGGCACCAACGATTAATAGCCATGATTATTTGTTCAAAACACTTCTTACATCTGGCGCTGTAAGAACCCAGCCGCGCCCGACATGGACGCGGATTTCGGAGCGGCCTCTTTGAATTTCGAAACCGCTCCGGAACCTTATTTTTGATTAAGTAGTTTTGAAAAATGCCAGTCCGA